CCCCAACTTTGCCTTCAGCGTCAACGGGGCAGCGAAATTGTAACACCTCTCCAGCAATGTTGGCAGCTTTCTCAATAAGCCTAGCTGCCTGTTCAGCCTGTTGAGGCAACACCGAATACTGCACTTCATCATGCACCCATGCCATCAGCTTAGCATCTACGTTGTTCTCACGAAGGAGCCTATCAGCCTCTACAAGCCATTGCTTGGCGATGATGGCACCAGCACCTTGCAGCAGCGTGTTCAACGCAGCATGGTCGCTTCTGATGCGGATGCGTCGTCCGTCCAAGCCAGGCACATGACCCTTCTTCACAAACTTAGACAGCTTCTGCTTCAGCGGTGCCAAGCCTGGTGTGTTGTTGATGAAGTTGTCGATGAGCTTCTTTCCTTTGGTGCTACTGGCACCAACGATGGTTCCTGCCTTCTCTGCTCCTGCTCCGTATAAAACTCCATAGGTCAGTGTCTTCGTCACATTGCGAATACGCTTGTGTTCAATGGTGTCTTCCTTCACCGTTCCCTTAGGCACCAACCCAAAGCTCTGTGCATTCATCCAATGCACATCGCCCTTCAGCAATTCATTGGTCCAGCCTTCGTCATTCAGATAGTGAGCAAGGCAGCGTAGCTCAATGCCGCTAAGGTCAACACCAACCTGCATCCGGCCCTTACCTGGATACCACACTTCTCTGCACTCAGGGCCGTATGGGGCAGACACATTAGGCACTTGTCCTAGATTGGGGCTGTTATGCGTAGCTCTGCCAGTGACAGCACCACAGGTGATGATGCGTCCGTAGACAACACCATTTGTTTCCTTCTCCAACCAACTACTAACCTGTGCCACACGCTTCTGCAACATCAGATATTCATTGAGTAGCTTAGCCTCAGGCTTGTCAATGTCAGACAGGATGTCTTCATTGATGGAGATGGCTCCTTTCTCTGTCGTCTCTGTGAACTCAACACCAAGTACCTGTAGACGCTCAGCAATCTGTTGACGGCTTCCAGGATTGAACGGAATAACCTTCACCTTCATAGGACCAGGAATAGCTTCCTGTATCAGCTTAGACGGCTTAGCTACACCTACCTGTTTCAACACCTCCAACAGAGCACCTTTAGTGTCTGCTCTGTATTCCTTCCAAGAGTCATCAACAACTTCCCAATACTGAGGAGTCTTTGTCTCTTCTATTGTTGGTGGAAAAACTTCTTGCAGCTTATTTTCAATGTCAGCCATCTTACCTGACAGTGTAGCCAGAAGAGTCTGAGCCTTAGGGACATCGATCGGATAGCCATTGTTCATCATCCTTCCGCATATCTGAGCCACCTTGTGCTCTAGTTCAATGCTGGTGTCGCTGAAGCCCATGCTCTCCATCTCCTTCGTGAGATGCTGATGCAGGCGCTCTAGCAGCAATACGTCCTGGATGCAATAGTCTTCCATCTCCTGTGACCAGCCTTCATCAAAGACGTCAAAGTCTCCCTTGTGTTCACCAAAGCGAATGCCCCAGCTACGCAGCGAGTGCTTACCTGCCTTAGGATCTTCCTCAGGTGGAGGAAGCTCAGGGTTGTATAGGCGAGACAACACCAGCGTATCCACCTGCATATGCTGAGGCACATGTACCTGCCATACCTTAGTAAGGACATCGAAGTCGAAGTCAATACCGTTGTGAGCAACTACCTTGTTCTCATCAAGGTATTGCTGCAACCCTGTCCTCTCACGCCATGTCTTTACTTCGTCTCCTTTCTTTGTCACAACAAGCCAAATGGTGGTGTGGGCTAGATTGGTTTCGATGTCGAGAAATATCATGCGTAGGGCTTTCTCTTTTCTTCGTCGTTGGTTAAGAGACCACCATGTCCATAGAAGTGTTCGTTGAGACGAAGCGCTGCATGGGCATAGTAGTTGTGGTTGTATTTAGCTTCTTCGTGCATTGCCTTGAGAAAGGCTATGACTTCCTGTAGTGTTTCTTGTGGTGTCATGGCAGCATCTCAAACTTCTCTAGGATCTTGTTTCCACAAAAACCAGCGGCTCCAGCCCTGGTTAGTTCTCGTTCTGCAATGTAGTTTGCACTTATTGATGTACAGACATCAACGCATTCGTTGACCAGCAATGCTGTGTATTCACGAATGAACATAGAAAGCTGCTCTTCATTTGATGCAGTGTCTGGAATCTTTTCTGCAATTTCTAATACCAACTTCTTAATAAGATCACGATTCATTTCTCTTCCTCCATTCCAAAATATTTTTTAATGACAGCACCCGGATACATATCGCTTTCATGTGAGAAATTGCTAACCTTAACACACTCTTCCACTATGAGTTCTCCGTACTTCTGTCTGAAGATGTCTTGCCAAGATTCACCAGACAGCTTACGAGAATACACTTGGTCAGTGATATCCTCGGCTTTCTGACTAAGGTCATAGAACAGTGAGTTCATAGCAACTCCTCTTCGCCTTCTTCTTCAAAGTGTTCCAACATCCTACCTGTTTGTTTGCTGTACAGCAAATAACAAGCTGGTCCTGTCTCACCGTTCCATCGATTCTTCAGTATACGCAGCTTGGTCTTGTTGCGCTCATTAGGATCATCAGCCTGTCCATTACGCTCCAGACCAATCACCATGTCGCTAAGCTGTGCAATGGCTGCGCTGCCACGAAGCTGAGACAAAGACGTTGCACCCCCTTCCTCGTGTGCTCGACCATCAGGACGCTTAAGATGGGAGACAACAAACAAAGCAATGCTGGTTTCTTCAACAAGCATCCGCAGCTTCGTCATGATTTCATCGATGGCTTTGCGTTCGTCTCCATTGTCTTGACTGCTAACCAGGATGGATAGATGGTCAAGGAAGATGTAGCGACAGTTGAGAGCCTTCGCCATGTAGCGAACACGGTTGACAATGTTCTCAATGGCTGTGCTGCCAAAGTGCTGGAACAGATAGAGCCTGCCTGTTCCTAGTGTGCGTTCAAAGGCATCCTTACGCTCTTCTGGGCTTGCCTCTGTATCAGGCAGGTGCAGAGGCTTGTTCACAGCCAGCGACATCAAAGACAATCCTGTCTTCCTGATGCCTTCCTCCATGAACAGGAAGCCTAGATTGTCTTCGGTGTTGCCTAGCACATGCCAGGCTATCTCACGCATCACCTGACTCTTGCCCAAGCCGCTACCTGCTGTGATGGTGACAAGCTCACCCCATCGGATACCATTGGTCAACGCATTCAGTCCCTCCCAAGGGTACATACATTGCGCTGGTGCTGGTGGTGTTGACACCAAGTCCCACAGTGTGGTGCCAGCGATAATGCCGTCAGGGATGTATGCCTCTGCGCTCCACCAGCGATGGACAAACACAGCCTCTTTGTTAGCTGCTGTGTAGTCACAAGCATCCTTCAAATCGTGTTCATGCTTGAACACCTTAGCCTTGTTGCCGAATAGCTCTGCAACTTCCTTTGCTGCCTTCTTACCAGGCTCATCGTTGTCAAAACAGATGACGATGGTGTCAAAGCTATCGAGCCATTCATAAGCAGCCCTGCAGTCCTTTAGAGCGCCAGCAGCACCACTGCGAATAGACACACAAGGCCACTTACTTCCTGTAGCTTGAAACGCAGCCAATGCATCGAACTCACCTTCAGTGATGGTGACGTATTTACCGCCTGCTGTGTACAGATGCTGACCAAACAAGGTGGCTTTGCCAAACTCACCTTCAGCGTGAAACTTCTTCTCTGCAATGTTCCTCACCTTCGCAGCGACAAGAGTTCCTTCTTTGTCGTGGTAAGGGAAGTAGAAGTTCTTGTCATCCTTGACAACACCATATCGCTCCAACGTAGCCCTGGTAAGACGCCTGTCAGGGACAGAGCAGGGTTCGTTGTCATCGAAATGCTTGGTGACGTTGTTCACATATTTCCTTTTGCGTTGCGGCTCCGGCGCTTCGCCGTTGCCTGGTGTGAAGGTGTTGCAGGAGAAACAGAAGCTGCTTCCGTCTGCGTTGATGCTGCGGGCATCGCTGCTTCCGCAGTTGTCACATGAGACATGAGTCCTGATAAATGACATAGCTCTTTCTTTATCTCTTCGATAGCAGCTTTCAGTTCCTCGAGTTCAGCATAGGGACTATGCCTATGACGTTCAGCGGCTATATCAGCAGCAGTTTTGGTGTTCATAACAATGCTTCTCCAACACTGCTGGCATAAACATACGCTGAAGTTTGAATAACTGGATTCATCTTCATTTCTCCATCAGTGTCTTGGTAGTAGAGGAAGGGCCAATTAGATTTCGGTTTCTTCTTCAGCGTACAGTAGCGATTGAATTCGCTCCAATTCTGCGATTGTTTCTGCGGAAAGTTCTCTGTATTTGATGCCTGCTCTGATTTCTGCACGGATTTGCTCACAGGTTGATTTGTATCTGTACCAATCTAACATGCCCTTGGCTTCCCAAGCATCATTGCATTCAATGACTATTTTCATATGCTTCCTTTCGTTTGTAGCCCAGCCTAGGGACATCAAGGGTGACGTCCTCAATTAGCTGGTCAGGGAACTGTCTTATTTCCTGAGCCTTTGTTGCACCCTTCAGGGTGTGAACAAAATAAGGAGACACTGAAGCTACGCTTCGATGTCCTGACAACATCATCACCGTCAGCATGTCTGCACCGTTCTCAATGGTCTCTGTGATGGCAGTGCGTCGAAGGTCTCGAAGCTGTAGCTGCTTAGGTAGTTTAGCAGCCTCTGCAATGTCGTGGTAGATGGCGTTAATTGACAAAACATTGTATGCAACCCACTCGCTGCCTACCCTACGCATCCTCGGCGCAACCAGGTGACGGCATGGGAAATCATTCCACTGCTGCTGTAACACAGAATGCAAACCATCAGAGATGGGTAGCTTCACTGTTGCTCCACGCTTGCTCTGTGTAATGATTACCATCCTTTCTTTCAAGTCCACCTGAGACCATTTCAAATTGAGGATGTCGCTAACCCGTTGTCCCCATTCATAAAGACAGTAGAACAGGATGCCAGCATTACGCCATTCCCATTTAGAGAAGGCTGTGTTGAGGAAAGCCATGACATGCTTCCTCTCCCACATTTCCTTCCTAGTCTTGCCTCGCTTCACCTTGACATAGGTGAAGGGATTGAATGTGCAATAGCCGTGTCTGATGCCCCAGTTAAAGGCAATGCGATAGTAGGCAACAGTTTTGTATACAGACTCCAGTGATCCTGTCTCCTTCACAGCTTGTTCGTAAATGCGCTGACACATTGGAGCAGTGAGATGCTCTATCTTTGCATTGTGTAGCTCAACACCACCGATGCGCTTCTTAGCCCATGCCATCAGCCCGGTTTTGTAGTCCATCTTAGACCTGGACGTCAACGCAGCATAGTCTAGGCTGTGAAGATAGTTAGACACTAGACCACCAACTCTTCCATCTTTGCGGACGGCTCTGGCTTCTGCTCTAGCCTTCCTCCATTCAGCCATGCGTATGGAGCCTGCCTCTGCTGCCTTCAATACCTTGTCTAGTTCTTTGCTCCACTTGCGCTTGACAACACCAGCATGGACAGCGTCCTCTGGTGGGCAATAGTAGTAGCCGTTAGAGGTGTAACGGACATACGCTGGAAGCTCTTTCATTTTTGAATGTACACCTTCTCATGCAGGTCTAGATAGTTGACGTTTCCTGTGGAGTCTTCGCAGACTCCTTCGCCTAGTTCACATCGCTTGAATAGAAACACCTCTTCATACATGTCCTTGATGTAGGTGTTCACCTTTGCTTGCGACAAAGGAACAGGCTTGTCAGAAAAAGACAGCGAGGAATGCACAGATTGCTCCTATAAAGAAAAGACTGATTGCGGTGTCGTCGCTCATGAGAACTCTCTTGAACTGAATGGATAACCGTCTTCGTCATCCCAATCATATTCGTCGTTGAACCATCCTTGTTTCTTTCCTTCTTTGTTGTGGTGGTATTTGCTGTGTTGTGCTGATGGAGACTTGTATGTCTCTATCATTTCAACGATGTCGTCGTAGGTCTTCTTGTCTCCGTATTCATCGACAATGGTTTTGTCTTTCAAATATTCCTTCCATTGCTTCCATGAAACCAGGTTCATATACTTGTATCCTTGGAAGTAGAAGCACCAACCATAGCTGCTCTTACCTATGTGTAAGTCTTCCTTGTATTGGTTGCAATGGTCGCAGTATTTGTTTACGGTGTAGTAGTTCGTTCCCATCATTCACTCCTTCACAATGCCGCGCCAGGGCATATAGAACTCTTTGTCTATCCTAATCCCACAATGTTGTGTGGCCCCTGTAGGCGTGTTGCCGCCTATAAACCAGTTTCGTCCATTCCAATATCTATACCAAGGACGAAATGCATCCTTGACTTCATAGACACCAATATGCACAGGCTTGATGTGTGATGGAAACCATTTGGTGCGTTTCATTTGTTTCTCCTTGCATGTATAACTGCGGCGTAAATACGCAACTCCTTGGCTGCTTCTTTTGGATCGCATCCTTTCTCAAGCCATGTAATAACAGGGTCAAGATTAGGCCATTCCTGGCGCTCTGCCGCCAGCAACATGTACGCAAACCGCTGAAAGTGCGCTTCATCACCCCAGTGTTGGCCTGCGGTGTCGTTCATCAGGGCGGCGATTTCGTCTTTGGTCAAGTCAACCCCACCAGTTTGAACGCCAACGCTGTTGGCACCATACGTTGCACATACGCCCGATGCAGCGGGCACCAATAGTAGATGGTGGTCATTTGTTCCTCGCTCTGATCTCTGCTGCGCACCGCTGCGCGATGCCCTCAATACTGGCGTGTTGGTCGCAGATGTCGGCGCAGGCAGCGCGTTCTGCTGCGGCGACGAGGGCGGCAAAGCCGGCAAGCTCCCTCCATCCGTCGTCATCGCGCTCAGAGTAGGCGATTGCCAACCCGGCCTCCCGCGCCATACGCATGATGTCTTCTGGTGTCATGTCTTCTCTCCTTCTGCTTTGGCGATGGCGGCGTTGATTCGCGCCACAACAGGACATTCTTCGAAAAGCAGATGCCGATCTTTGTGGGCATGGTGCAAGTACTGGCAGTCAATGCTCGTTAGGCGCAACGCCTCCAGCAGTTCCCGATTTACCGCCTCCAATTCCGCCAGTTTCTTGTCCTGTTCGCTGAGGATCTTGCAGGCAGACTCGTAACCGCCTTCCAGCATCAGCGTTTCGTCATGCAGCCGGCGCAGTTCGGCTGCGGCTTCGTAGTGATGTGTCTTGCTTGCGGGGTCTGCCTTAATGACATCAGCAAGAAATAGGGCTTTGGGCTGACTCATTGGTTCTTCTCCTTCAGCGCGGCCTCGGCGAAGTAGACGCCTTGTCTGAATGACCAGTTGCACAGGTCTTCTGTAGGCAGTTGATCTCGACCGTCATTGATCTCCCATTCCTTCAATCCTCGCCATTCGCGGCGGGGTGGGGTGGTGTAGAGGGGAACAAAATCAGGATGAGGCCGGTCCACGGAAACAAACCGCATTCCAGAATCATCTGTCAGCATCCAGGCTTTCGGCTCCTGCTCCTGCTGCGCCAGCGCGGCGCGGAGGGCG